CTTGAATCAACTTATGTTAAGATGCGTAAGTTCGTATTCGGATTCCAAGGTGGATTTGACGGTCAATCGCCTTCTGTAAAGATTAATCTTGGTGGTGACATTGTTGCCGGAAATACACAAGGATTGGATTGCACAAATATATCAAGTGCCGGTTCAGTTGCTTATAAACAATGTGTGGCAGCTGTAGGAAATGCAGACGAATTCGATTTGAATTTGATTGTAACTCCAGGTATTCTACATCAACAACACAGTTATGTAGCGGATCTAGTAATTGATATGTGTGAATCCCGTGGTGATTGTTTCTATATCATGGATAACGTAGTATTCCCTAACAGCGGTCAATCTGTAGGATTAATTGATGCTGCCGTAAGTGATGTCGCAACAATCGACAGTAACTATGTAGCAACTTATTATCCTTGGGTCCGTATCTTGGATACTAATACCAACAAGATTATAAGCGTTCCACCTTCAGTTGTGTTACCAGCAGTTTATGCTGCTAATGACAATGTAGCAGCTGAATGGTTCGCACCAGCTGGTTTGAATCGTGGTGGTATCCCACAAGCAGTTCAAGTTCTCGACAGAACTACACACAGTGAACGTGATGAACTATATGAAGGTCGTGTAAATCCAATCGCAGCATTCCCTGGTCAAGGTATTTGTGTATGGGGTCAAAAGACTCTACAAGCAAAAGCAAGTGCCCTTGATAGAGTTAATGTTCGTAGATTGTTGATTGCCTTGAAGAAATATATTGCAAGCACAAGTAGATACTTGGTGTTCGAACAAAATGTTGCTGCTACACGTAATAGATTCTTGAGTATTGTAAATCCATATTTGGAATCTGTTCAACAACGTAGTGGATTGTATGCCTTCCAAGTTAAGATGGATGAAACCAACAATACACCAGATATTATTGATCGTAATATTCTTTACGGACAAATTTATCTACAACCAACTCGCACATCCGAATTCATAGTTCTTGACTTCAATGTGTTGCCAACAGGCGCTCAATTCCCAGGAGCTTAAACTAAATAAAACAAAAGAACCCTCACCAATAAAAGGTGGGGGTTTTTTGTTTACCTAACATATTTATATTATGATGATAAGTTTATTAGAACTATTAAATGAAGCTACTATCCCTTCCAGCGAAGAGGATTTAGATATTTATGCACGTAAATACAAAGTTACAATAGACTATTTACGTAATAAAAATAAAGTATTACTATTAACTACAAGTAATAGATGGAGTCAACATAAAGAAGATGTTCCAAAAAGTAGTCAATTAGCAATCAAAATACAAGACTTGTTAGGAAAAGAAAAAGTAACATTAATTGATACTACAAAATTGCATATAGTTCCATGTGAAGGCAATGTAAGTAGCAATAAAGAATTTGGATACAACCATTGTGGAACTAAAGAAGCGTTGTTAAAAAACAAAGAACAAAATCCAAGTGGATATCATCGTTGTTGGGCGAGTATCAATGAAAAGAATGATGAATTATATAAAATAACAAAAGAGTTATTTGAAAGTGATTGTGTATTATTTTTCGCAAGTGTCAGATGGGGTCAAGCAAATGGATACTATCAGAAATTAATTGAACGTTTAACGTGGATTGAGAACAGACATTCAACCTTGGGTGAAAGTAATATTGTTAAAAATATAGATGCTGGATTTATTGCTGTCGGTCAAAATTGGAACGGTAAACAAGTAGTTCAAACACAAAAAAGCGTATTACAATTTTTTGGTTTTAATACACCAAATTCATTATTTTGGAATTGGCAATTTACAGATGAAGCTTTAGACGAAACTCAAAAATCTTATAAGAAATCAGTTAAGGTTTTTGATAATACATTTTTAAAATAAATTATTTTAAGAAGTTTAAAATAGTTAATGTTATATGAAAAAAGCATCTGGAAAAAGCAATTTATCAATTGTTAGAGATTATGTCGATGGAAATCGTCCGTTTATTCAAGTAGGATATAACGAAAATTCTACATTACAAGACCGAAAAGAAGGCGAAGAATGGGAAGATAGTTTGGGAAATAAATGGAAAAAAGAAAATGGAGTTAAAAAAAGAATTCCTAAAACATCAAGAATAAAAATCGATGAAAAATGTTCAATTTGCAACGCTGATATAAAATTTGGAAACTATCTTGATCAGAGAGTTTATAATCGTTGCGGAAAATGTTTTGACTGCAGTGTAACTTTTGACACAAAACTAAAATTATTAGGAAAATTTAATGAATATGCTAGGTTTAGTATTTTAAATGACAGAATTTCAAAGCTTAAAGACTTTGAAAACAAAATAAACGAAAGCATAACATACTTAGAAAATTATGATCCAAAATTACAATACTTTAATGAAGATGGAAGTCAAGAATTTTGGACAGACAACACGGATCAGAGGATTAAAGTCTTAGAAGATCTTAAAAAAGATAAGATTGAAGTTGAAAAACAGTTATCGGAGTGTATTTCGGAACTTGCAAAGGTTGAATATGATTCTTCGATTGAAGAAAAAGCAAAAGAGATGGTTTTAGATTCAATCAAAAACAGAGAAGCACGTAAATTTGATGTATGAGTCAAAAAAACCTCAAAGAAATAATTAAAGACGAGTATAAGAAATGTTTGGTTGATCCAATGTATTTCATGAAGAAATATGTTAAGATTCAACATCAAACAAGAGGTATCGTTCCATTTGAATTATATGAATTCCAAGAAGAAACGTTAGAAGATTTCATAGAACACGATAGAAATATCGTGTTAAAATCACGTCAGATGGGTATATCTACGTTAGTATCTGCGTATGCTCTATGGACGATGATATTCAATCCTGGTAAAAACGTATTAATATTATCCACTGTTCAAAACACATCAAAAGAAATTGTTTCTAAAATAAGATTAGCCAACAACAATCTTCCAAGTTGGTTAAAAGTTCCTACAGTTGAAGATAATCGTCTATCATTAAAGTTTAAAAATGAATCCCGAGTTTTGGCAGCGTCTTCTGCCGCTGATAGTGCTCGTGGTTTCAGTGCATTCTTGTTGGTAATGGATGAATGTGCGTTTATTGATAATGCAGAAGAAGTTTGGACATCTGCACAACAAACAATGGCAACTGGTGGTAGAGCTATTTTGTTATCAACGCCAAATGGTGTAGGTAACTTCTTCCATCAAATGTGGGTCGATGCAGAGGGTAAAAGAAATACATTTAAGACAATAAGATTAAAATGGGATAGACACCCAGAACGTGATCAAGCTTGGCGTGATAGACAAACCGCAGAATTAGGACCAAAGAGAGCATCTCAAGAATGTGATACTGAATTTTTATCGTCTGGTAATACTGTAATAGACTCTCAATTAGTAGAATTTTATAAACAATCAAAGGCTAAAGATCCTATAGAAATGAGAGGAGTCGATCATGGTTATTGGATTTGGGAGTATCCTGATTATAGTAGAAATTATATAGTTGCTGCGGACGTTGCTAGAGGTGATAGCACCGATTATAGTGCATTTCATGTTATTGATGTAGAAACGTTAACACAAGTTGCGGAGTATAAAGGACAGATAAATACTAAAGACTATGGTAATTTCCTCGTTAGTGTCGCCACAGAATATAATAATGCCCTCTTGATTGTTGAAAATAATAATATTGGATGGGCAGTATTGCAACAAATAATAGATAGACAATATCCAAATACGTTCTATAGTAGTGCAGACTTGCAGTATGTTGATGTTGAACGTCAAATGACCAATAAATACAATAGAGACGAGCGTAAAATGGTTCCGGGGTTCACTAATAGTCAAAAAACAAGACCATTACTTATTTCAAAATTGGATAATTATTTTAGAGAACAATCAGTTGTAGTTTACTCCAAGAGATTATTGGATGAACTATCAGTATTTATTTGGGACGGAAACAAAGCTACTGCAATGAAAGGATATAATGATGATTTGGTTATGTCTTTTAGTATAGGATTGTGGGTCAGAGATACCGCATTAAGATTACGTCAACAAAGTATGGATTTAAATAGATCTATGTTAGGTGGAATTTCAAGAGTATCAAACGATAAAATCTATACACCAAAATCCATATCTGCGCACGATGCGTGGAGTATGAAAACGGGTCAATTTAACGAGAAAACCGAAAATCTTACGTGGTTATTGTAACCACTCTATATTTATATATAACATATGCCATCAGAAGAATTTCAAATACTAAAACAACGTTCCTTGTATTCAAGGTTAAAGCGTTTGTTTTCCACAGATGTAATAGTTCGTAACATTGGTGGTAAGAAACTAAAGGTCGTAGATACAGACGAAGTGATGTATGCGACTGATAGAAATACATTACGTGATAGATTTAATAGAGTTAGAACCAGCGCATATAATCAATATAGCAGAGACTTCACATTAAGTTATCAAGCAGCTCGTATTGAGTTGTTTAGAGATTATGACACGATGGATATGGACCCAATTATCGCATCTGCGTTGGACATTTATGCAGACGAGTGTGTTACTAAGAATGAATTGGGTAAAATTTTGACGGTTCATACAAATGACACAAATATCAAACAAATACTTGAAAATTTGTTTTATGATATTCTCAATATTGAATTTTTCTTATGGAGTTGGACCAGAAATCTTGTTAAGTATGGTGATTTCTATTTGAAAATGTATATCAGTCCTGAATATGGTGTTTATTTGGTGGAAC